CCCCAATCGTCTTTTGCTTTCATTAAGACAAGATGCTCGACATTTCTATCTACACATGATTGTCTTTCTTCAGCGGTCTCATCGACCATTCTTACTCCTGCAATAACATCGTTGATGAGTGCTATTGAGTGACCCATTGCTGTAAAGTCTTTTAGTAATTCTACTTCAGTTCTTTTTTCGTTCATTTTATTTACCTTCTAGTGCGGTTAAACGCGCTTCAAGCGCATCGTTTTTGGTTGATAGTTCTTGTAACGCTTTGACAAGCACTGGGATTAATGCTGTATCCACCATGCGAAGTTTGTCTTCGTCTTCATTGTCTACAATGACTGGGCTATCACCCTCAAGCGCCAATACGTCTTGAGCTTTGAAGCCATAGCGCACACCGCCATTGGTTTCTTCAGAGTTCCGCGCAGTGCGGAACTGATACGCCGTGGGCTGCAACGCTTTGACAAACTCAAGGCCGTGGGGAACAGGCGCGAAGTTAATCTTGTCCCTCGCATCTGAAACAACTGTCCATGCCACTTGAATGTAGGCATTGGTGACACCCGTTGAACCCATGCAAAAACGGTTATTTTCGGTTGTTGGGTTGAAGACTGGTGCGTTAGAGCCTGCTGAATTAAGCGGATTGATTGCTGTGTTTCCGCTACCCGTGGTGTTGCTCGTGAGTGCGTTAAGTCCACTAGCTGTGTTTCCGCTACCAGTGGTGTTGTTATAAAGCGAGCTTTTTCCACTAGCTGTGTTGCTATGACCTGTCGTGTTGCTATAGAGCGCGTTAAGTCCACTAGCTGTGTTGCTATGACCTGTCGTGTTGCTATAAAGTGCGCCTTGTCCACTAGCCGTGTTGCTATGACCCGTGGTGTTGTTATAAAGGGATGTGTGGCCACTAGCCGTGTTATTATATCCAGTCGTGTTGCTATAAAGTGCGCTTTGCCCACTAGCCGTGTTATTAGCGCCCGTGGTGTTGTTATAAAGTGCGTTAACTCCACTAGCCGTGTTGCTAGTACCAGTAGTGTTGGTTTGAAGTGCGCTTTGTCCACTAGCCGTGTTATTAGCGCCCGTGGTGTTGCTATAGAGTGCGCTTTTTCCACTAGCTGTGTTTCCACTACCAGTGGTGTTGCTATAGAGTGCTTGTAACCCACTAGCTGTGTTGGTACTACCTGTAGTGTTGGTATAGAGCGCCCGAAACCCACTTGCTGTGTTATTAGCGCCTGTCGTGTTGCTATAAAGTGCGCCTTGTCCACTAGCTGTGTTGCTATATCCAGTGGTAATCGCAGTTCCTGCACCATTTCCAATCAGCGTGTTATTATTACCACCTGCAACGATTGAGTCGCCAGCGCCAGCGCCTGCCACAAAATTGCCTGTTCCTGCTGTGACCGATGATATTCCTGCCGTTGTAATAGCACCTGTCATAGTGCCGCCAGATTTTGGTAGTGCTGCATCTGCTGTCACACCATCTGCGGCTACGTCCCGACCATCTATAGTAGAGGTGGTGGTTAATGCGCTATTAAGCGCGACCGCCCCATTAATGTCTATAGTAGTGGCTGCAATTTGTATTTCAGTATCTGCCACAATATCTAGCTGGCCGTCTACGCTGGAGTTAATGTATATGGCGGCATCACGGAATTGCACCTTCTGTGCATTATCCATGTCGATATCCGTGCTGCCAGAAGTGTTGCCAATAGCAAGGACTTTCGAAAGCGTATCGACCGTGGCTACCTGTGCGTCAACATACGCCTTAATAGACTGCTGAGTGGCCAGTTTGGTGGCGCTGTTAGACGCCATGTTGTCTTCGTCTTTGATGCCGGTAACCGTCGCGCCATCGGCGGCAATGTTAAGGCTAGTGTTAGCAACAATTGTTGTACCAGTAACCGCCGCAGCGGTAGATCCACCAATCGTGGTCGAATCCATCGTGCCACCATTGATGTCTGCCGTAGTAGCCACTATTCCGTCAACCTTTAAGTTGGCGTAAACGTTAATGACAGTAGCCGTACTTCCACCACCGCTGAATTTAACCAGCACATCAGTGCCCGCAGCAATCTCAAGGTCGCGGGCCGCGTCATACGTTCCTTGGAAAATGAAAACTGATCGACTACCCGCGAGACTATTGCGAATAAAGCATATTTTCTCCGCGTCGTTTGGAATTAGCTCAACATAAGCCGCTGCCCCTAAATCGCCGTCATCGGCAAATTCAATCCATTTATTACGACCCGCAGAAGAGGCACCATTAGTAATCGCGATTTGATTAGGTGAGCCGAAAGAGCCTGCAGCGGCAAGGGTTATCGTAACGACGCCGTTAATGGCCTCGTCTAGGATAGTAGAGTTGTCATTGATCGTATCTCCCCACGTTCCCGACTGCTCACCGGTTGCTGGTTGTTCAATACCAAGATTGACGGTATATGTACTAGGCATTTCTAATTCCTCACGCTGCTATTTGTGTCCAATTTGCACTTTGGCTCGGCACTTCGTCCGACCATGTTGGCGACTGACTAGGTATTATCTCAGTATAGTTCGGATCTTGATCCGGCACAATACGCCCATAAACCAGCACTTGCCCCACAACACCTGTTGCATAGACTCCTGTTACACTAACGATAGCGTCGGATTCAACCGTAACACTACCCACTTGCCCTGTTCCCGAAACACCACTAACAACGGTGTTTGCCTCGGCCACCACTGTAACAGAACCAATAGCACCTGTAGCCGCAACACCTGTAACAATGGCGTTTGCATCTGCACTAATCGTGACGGAACCAATAGCACCTGTAGCCGCAACACCTGTAACAATGGCGTTTGCATCTGCACTAATCGTGACGGAACCCACGGCACCTGTAGCCGCAACACCTGTAACAATGGCGTTTGCATCTGCACTAATCGTGACGGAACCCACGGCACCTGTAACAGCAACACCTGTAACAACGGCGTTTGCATCTGCACTAATCGTGACCGATCCAACGCTGCCTGCGGCTTGTAGTCCCGTAGCCGGAACATTAGCCGCAGCAACAACACTTACTGTGCCTATAGTTCCGGTTGATGCAGGAAGTCCTTCATCTTGGCCCCATGGCCCACCGCCCCAACTTTGACTGGAAGAATTCCAACCTTTGAAGGAGACGGTTACATTAGCCATTAGGCTATCCGAATAATCGCATTACTGGCATCAGCCGCTGGAAAAACTACGGTAAAATCACCCGCCGTTGAAGTCTTATCTCCACCGAAATCCAACACTATTACAGCAGGGTTGGTGAGAGCGATTGAGGTTGTGTTAGGCGTAGTATTATAAATCAACGCCCCACGAGCCGTAATCGTAGCCGTTGACCACGTTGCATCAGTGAAATCAGTTAAAGCGGTAGTTCCAGAAGATGTCGGGTCTACCGCAGTTAATACCTCGCCGCCCGCCACATAACCTGTTCCGCTAGTTTCGTTGCTCGCTGAATACGCCGTTGTCGCCGCAGTCATCGTCGCCGAGTTAGTATAGAGAGCGATCTTAAATGTATCGCCGGTGGAAGCGTCGAAGTCGTGGGCACCATACATCAGTTCTTTCTTAAAACTGGTACACATGAAGTTTCCTGAAAAAGACATGGTCACATTCTCCTTATATAGTTAGCAAGCTCGGTATGGCCTGCGTCAGTTAAAGCGTTATGCACCGTCGTCCTATCAGACTTAATAGCTTCACGCATGTAAAATTCTAGGGTTTTTAGTAGTTGCCCACGAAAAGCATGGGCTTGCGCCCTAATGGCAGGGTTAGCGTCGTCCGAAATGGCAATAATTGAATTAGCGCATCTCTCCGCAATTTCCTGCGGGGTAAAACCTCGTCCGCTAGTGGTGTGTACATTCACCTTGAAGACAGGGACGGTTAGTTCTAAGGCGACGGCACTCATTGTTTAGGCCTGATTACTTGGCCAGTACGGTATTCGTCCGTTACTTCTTTAGCCTCACCTAACATCTTCATTCCAGTAAGCGCTTCGACAAACCGTTTCTCGTAAATGGCCATCATATCGGCTTCACCCTTCATGTATATGTACGCTTCTACCAAACAACCATATAATAAGGCTATCTCAGCGTTTGTACTAAGCCATGTTGTCGCAGATTCGGCACCAGCCGTCAAACTAGCCGGACGGTAGAAATAATGAAGCTCTACAGTATACGCGCCATCAGGGGTAGGGCCTAGTATAAAGTTATCTACGTCAAATACCGCATAAAACCGTGGATCACCCGTAGTGGCAGCTTTTGGGTTAAAAGTTTGAACGAAATCCGGGTCTTTAAACTGTAAAAACACGTGGTCGCTGTTTCCATCCACAAAAGATAGCGAAAAAGGCGCTAAAAAGTCACTGGGGGCCGCCAAAAACCGGTTACTAGCGGTCATTGCGCCGTTAACGTTCTTTCGGAACAGGCTTAATTGGACGTTCTTAAGGATTCTTTCCTCTGCCTGCGTAATAAAAATAGGCAAATTATTGACGAAAGACGTTTCGTTATTCTCGGTGTAGTCCTGAATAACTTGTTTAAGCTGTGCGTAAGTAAAACTCATGTTGTTACCGTCACTGATCCAGTTTGGCCAAAACCTTGTACCGGTCTTAAATTTGGTGCAATTACTAAAGGCAATCCAACGTAAACATCCAAAGGCTCAACCCTATCAGGTCGCGCATTTTGGAGTGCTTGAGGATCATTTACCTTACGGAAAGGTCCTAACTGAGGCTGTTTGGGTTCAAACTCATCTGGACCAACCAACAGGCCATTCCATTCTCGCTTCATTAAGCGATAGGGATAGCGAAATCCCGATCTGTCGGAGATAGCCCACGATTCCTTTCCAGAAGCAAACTTGGCCATCAGCCCCTCCCATAATAGTTGAACTGAGGTGCAACATTAAAGGATGCGCGGTCTCTATCTTCAGTAGCAGCTCTTTCAAACTCCTCCTCATAGAGTCCTTTTAGGACCTGAACGCGATTGGGAGCCCTTTTTAAGGCAATATAATAGGCTAAACCTGCCGCTAAACATGGATAAAACCTGAAGGGCATGTCCATTGTGTTCGTGTATATGTCCGCGTCGTCCATGCGCGTTAAAGCGTCGTAATAGACAACATCGGTGCTATTGTCCGGAACAGGCCAAAGCTTTAACTGAGGTGTAACTTGTCTATCTAAGAAAAATTGATTAACACGACCTTGTGTCGTTTTATTGGGTATCGTTAAAAAGCCATCCCGGCTCAACCGTAACAAAGAGAAATCCGTGCCGTCGCGTTGAACCACTACCGATAAAATATCAATAACGTCCGCGCCCACAGCATATTCGCCTGTTCCAGTGACCATCGGAAGAGTACGCTGTTTAATAGTCCATTGATTCAGACCCCGATTAGCCCAGTCTGCCAGCAAAAGGTTTAAAGACCGCTTTGCGGATTTTAAATCGTAACCCGTCCGAACTTCAAGACCGCAGCGTTCAAATGCCTCTTCGACATACTCTGCAACATCAAGTTCAAAATCTTTGCTTCCGGATGTAGCC